TTAATGTGTAATGGGAATTTTAAAACTAACAGAGTCATTGAAAAGGGTTGAGTTAAATGTAAACTCTATTATATCGCTAGTAGAGCTTAACAAAACAGTCGAAGTAGCTATTTTTGATTCTCCAGGAGTAATCTCATACAGTGAGGAGATTGGTTGACCACTAGCATCCAATTGATAATATCCAAATTCAGTTTGCGATCCGCCTTCATTTTTCCAACCTCCAACCATAGAAATACCTTCTTGATCTTTGACTATACTATCATCCAAAAAGGGTAGTCCTAGATTACGTTCACTTAAGTTTTCCATTAGTATGGAAATCTGAACAGCTTGGGAAGCCTGACTGTTAGAATAGTAATCTAGATAATTTGAGTCATTGATTGTTTTATTCCTAGCTTCTTCAGTAACATCTTTTATCTCTCTTACTGAGAGAATGTACATAGTTTCTCCATTATATTTAATTTCTCCTTTTTGATTCAAATCAACTATAATTTTGTCTTCTTCTGAACTACTCTGTGTAGTTGATGAATCTGACGTGCCGTATGAAGATGAATTTTGTACTTCCATAACTGACGATTCTTGCGGTTGTCTATCTGTATTTTCAGTTCCGCAAGCGCTAAGTAAAAAGCATGCGGAAATAGCCAGAAAAATAAGTTTTTTATTCATTTTTATACCTCTTTCTGATAAAATATTTGTGTAATAGCAAAAAGAGATTGCTCCTGCCGAAGGCCCAACTTCGACGGGAGTATTTTGGTTATATGAATATCAGTGAAAATTCTCTCAGTACGAGTCGAACGTACTTATTGCACCGGCGAGAGTTGATGAAAAAGCACTCAGTAAGCCATTTTAATTTTACGTATTCTATTATTTTATCAAATATAGCAAAAAACGTTCGTTTATATTAAGAAATGTGGTAAAATACAACTAGTGAATTTTTTCACTTACTGCTTATTTTGGTCGTTAAGCTGAAAACGGATAAATTCAAGTACAACTTTCTTTCGATCGTCATCTAACTGATTAAACAATGATTCGATTGATTGAGTATATTCGTTACTGGATAGATCTACGTTCATCAAATCATCTATATCAATTTTGAAAATTTTTGAAATCTCATTCAGTACCTTCAATTTGGGAGTGTATTTTCCCTTTTCCCATTCACTGATTGATGATGAACTCTTTCTACTAAGTTTTTCAGCTAATTCAATTTGCTCCATATTGTGTTTCTCTCTAAGATACTTTAAATTCTTTGCAAACATCACTAACGCCCTCCTTGAATACATCATAGCACTGATTCGGAAAAAATGAAATGCTTTTCCGATTATTTGTTGACTTTTTCTTGATTAAGATAGAAAAACTAACATTTGTTTCGGGAAATCTGAAATAAAGGTCTTGACTTCGGAAAAACTGAAATATATACTTGGGTTAACAAAATATAAACGAACGAGGTGAAAATTATGGCGGAAATCAAAAAAGAAAAATATACATTGGAACAACTTAGACGACTAAGAGGATATTCAAAAGAACGCCTCGCAAAAAAGAGTAATGTCACATCTAGAACGATATTTATCTACGAAACAGACATCGAAAAAATGCGTAATGGTAAATACGAAACATTAGAGAAGCTGGCCAAAGCTTTAGGTGTAAGGGTTGCAGATATTTATTTAGACCCCAATTCGGAAAAACCGAAAAAGCTAATATAAGTTTTCTAGGGTGTTAGGTGTTTATTGATAGAAATTCTATAAAAAAGGAGTGTGATAAAATGACAGCTTTTGAGGAGTTAGTCAGCGCGGAAGTACAAAAAAGCCTCTCAATTCTCTTACCGGCTGTCAAACAAAAATTGAGGGAAGAAATCAAGCAAGAGTTACAACAAGAACTCGTTTTTAAGGAAGTAAATCAAGTTGAGTTTAATCAGACTGAGCTTGCAAAAAAATTAGGTGTGTCTGTCTCAACTATTCGTAACTGGCGAAAAGCCGGACTTGAGGCTGAGCCTAATCCGAGCGGACTTCCGCTCTTTAATATTCACAAGGTGCGAAAATGGCGAGAGGAAAACGACAAAAGAAAAATACGATAAAAAATGCGGGCATGCATGATGTCGTTTTCGTCTTCTCAAATAAAAGGAGAGTGATAAGAATGGATAACTATTTAGAACGTATCGCAACCGCTTTAGAAAGCATAGAAAAAAACCTCAGTACTTTAGTAAAAGATACTAAGGCAAATAAAGAATTAAAAATAGGAGTACTGGAGAATCTCGAAGGTATGGAAAAAATAATCCATGAAATGAAAGAAAATCCATTTGATATCAAACGAAAGGAATCATAGACTTAATTTTCACCAAGAAATCCAATACTTTTTCGGCATCATCTTTGAATTTGGATTCCATAACGGCTATAGCATCAGTAGTTAACGAAATTCTAATAATACTATTTTGACCATAGTCCATACCAGATATAAAGTTTTTCTTTTTTAGTTCTCGGCACGTAAACAAAGTATCTTTTAATGTCCAATCTTTCATAAGCGTTTCGTGTATATTTTCGACACTCTGAAACGCTATCGCTTTTTCTTTCGAAACATTGTCTTTACGTCTGGAAACATATTCTTTGTACATTGAAGAAATTAAGAATTTAGCATCATTAGTTAACTCATCTAAAGATTGCATCTTTTGACACCTCCTTATCAATTACTCAGTCGATCACTGACTGATAAGAAGATTATACCAAAGAAAGGATAGTTTAATGAGTAAAAAATGGTTAGCAACACTTCACAATAATCCACTATATAAGGCACGTCAATTACAAGGTATTGCTTATGCCAGTTTGTTATTAAACGGTATTTTGTTAGCTATTTGTTTCCTATTAATTATTGGAGGGTAACTAGATGTTATCAAAGGCAATCGCTTATCTCGCGTCACAATCAGCCAATGTCTTGTACATCCGCAAAATGATGCGAGAAGGCCAACCAGCTTATAAAATCGAGGCAAAAACAATGCAAGGTAAAACGGAGTTATTTCAGCTTCGAGGAATGAACTTATGGAACCACAAGGTAACACTCGGAAAGGGAATTGAAGAAAAACTGATATTCCAATTTTCCGATTCAAAATAAATCCATGAAAAGGAGATTCAAACTATGCCAAAAAGAAAAATACCCATGAACGCTTCTGAAAAGGAGCGTTACGATGACCATCAAACAATTCGTGTTATCCGTGGGAACATTCAGAAATTCAATAAAGACAGAAAGCCCGTTCCGTCTTTTCTTTTCGATCAATTAAAGGAGCTTAAGTATAAATTGAAGTTGCCGGGCGTGTATCGACGTGCCTTATCTCAAGGAAAGGAGCCATGGCTGTAAATGAAACAATCAATTGATTTAGACTTGTCAAAAATTGACGACGGAGCTGTTCAAGAAAAGTTTGCTCACGAAATGGAGAAAGCTCTTGAAAACATACTTGATCGCAATACAGATCCAACAAAAAAACGATCTGTAACAATAACAATCGACATCATCCCAAATAAAGACCGGGACATGTTTATTCTAGCTAGTCAGTGTAAATCAAAACTAGTCCCACGTGAAGAAACAGAAACGAAAGTTCTGTTTGGTCGTAATTCAGATACAGGAAAATTAGAAGCCGCAGAACTAAAATCGAATGCTCGTGGGCAGCTATTCATGGATCCCGATGATCTACAGATCAAGACGGACACTGGGCAACCAGTCGATGAACTCGAAGAAAACGAAAATAAACCAATTGATTTTAGAAAACATCAAACAAATTAAAAGTTGGAGGAATAGAACATGAGCGAAAATATCAAAGATGCATTAGAGTACGCAGTAGATTTGAGCAGTGGGCAAGAGATCATCCATAAAATTGAGGACCACGTGTTTTATGACAGTAACAAGGCAAACTTGCGTAACTTGCTTCCAGCAAAATATGCGGATCCATTAGAGGTAAATTCGTTAAGCGGAATGGTCCAATATCTGCTTTCGAAGTTTGATCAAGAGACCACCGATGATCCAGACGAACTATTGGTTCATGTGGAAAGCCCGACTAGAGTTATCGTCTATAGCCAGCTTAATGCAGAGCGAAAACGTGAAAGCCTGATTGCAGCTCAGGCGGAATTACAAAATTACCCTTACGGTCAATTTCTGGATCAGGAGCGCTTTGTTATCAATATCAAATCGTTGTTTGATCGTACAGATGATGCAGAAGCTATTCTTCGCTTTTCAAGCGCCATTAAAATTGAAAATAGTGCAGATGTGAAGGATGACGGTGTAACACAGACGGCGACAGTCAGAACAGGGGCTAAAACAGTTGCTGAAGGAGAAGTCCCAAGTCCAGCAGTTTTACGACCATTCCGAACCTTCTTAGAAGTTGAACAACCAGAAAGCCAATTTGTATTTCGGATTAATGAACGTGGAAATTGCGCATTATTTGAAGCAGACGGTGGCTTGTGGAAGTATCATGCGAAAGAATCGATTCATGAATACCTGAAAACAGAATTAAAAGAGCTGATCGATCATGGAAAAATCACGATCATTTTATAAGACAAAACTAAATAAAGCTGTATGGGATCATGCAGCTTTTTCCTATGCAAAAAAGCCCATCTATAATAGATGAGCCGCTCTTGATGGATGTAATCATAAATCCATTTTTGAGAAGTTTCTGCCTGAAACTAGTATACCATCTCTCAAGAAGCGGTTCAATGAAAACGTTGAATACTCAGCGTTTAACGACCTTGTAATCAGTATTAACTTGACGACGTAAAACAGATCCAAGGAGAAATGGTATGCAAAATCAGGCAAACAGATATTACTCAGGGAATTATCAAGAAGTGGCGATAGTACCAGTAGAAGAAGAGAAGCAACACAGAAAAAAGAAGTCCACGAAACAGCACAAAACAGAATACCTAACACGACCAACCCAGCAGTTAGTCAATGATCGAAATACATTTCGTTGGATGAGGGTGGCACTGCAAGGGAACTTTGGAAAAGGTGACTATTTCCTAACGCTAACCTTCAAAGCAGGAGAGTTGCCACCACCGAAGGATATAAAAAAAGCGAAATATTTTCTATCAGATGTTTTCCTTAGAGGATGTCGCAGGAAGTATCAGAAACTAGATCAGCCTTTTAAATACATTTGGGTCCTTGAATATGAACTAGATGAAAATGGCGATTATCTCAAAAGAGCGCATTTCCACATAGTAATCAATAGCGTATCAGGTATCAGTAGAGATGACATCGAAGATTGTTGGGCAAGAGGCAGAAAGAACGCTCGAAAATCATTAGGACGGGTCCATGCGAAACGACTGATACCCACAGAAGAAGGGCTGCTTGATTTAGCCAAGTACCTTTCTAAGGGGCAGCGATGGAAGAAGAGCGCAAAGATCTGGAACTGCAGCAACAATCTAGAGCGACCAAAGAAACAGAAACGCAAGAAAGTATTTAGTTTCAGACAGATGGAGAAAATGGCGATGTCGAATGATCTAGGTTATGACTTGATTGCCAGTAAATATCCAAACCATCATATCCAAGAAATTATCTTTAAACATAATGAATTTAAAGGATGGCACCTTTATATAAAAATGTGGCGAAAAAGCCGCGATGGCTGAAAGGAGAAATGAATGACCAACTACAAAACAAACTGGCGTAATCGACAAAGCAATGACCAAGGAAGGCTGTTTGAAAATCTAATCGATCAAGGATGCATTTATTACCAGCATCAAAATATCGCAATGATCGAGAAAACGCCAGAACCCTTTCGCGTGAAGAAAATAAATCAAGATGGCAGCATGACAGTTTACCCGCTAGGCAAAGCCCAACCTGACTATAAAGGAACTTTAAAAGGCGGACAAGCGATTGTCTTTGAAGCAAAAATGACGACAAAAGACCGTATTCAGCAGTCTGTGATTACGATTCATCAAGCAGCTTGTCTTGATAAACATGCCTCGCTAGGAGCAACCACTGGCGTATGTTGCATGATCAAGAAAACAGTAGGGTTTGTGCCATGGGCCGATTGGATCACCATGAAAGAAACCTATGGGCGGAAATATATGACTGAATCAGAATTGAAAGAGTATCAAGTTGAAACGCCGGGCTATATTGACTTTTTGGAAGTATGGCGATGAGAGGAGGAACCTAAATGGGAAATCCGATAAATAAGTTTTCGACTGCACGAATGACGTTCGATTTATTTGTAGAAGCTCGTGATTGGTCGTGGATGGGGTTTCGATCAAATCCCAAAAATCCCGATCAGTACTTGGGACAGTGTATGGATAAGAATGGAACTGAGCATTATTTCCTGATTACTCAAGAAGGCAAGTATTACCGATTATTAGGGAACAAAAAATTTGAGCCATATGAATATGTTTATCAGCCACAACTCGACGAGGGCACACGCGATGACGTTAAGCCAACCGAATACTAATGAGAAGTGGCGATGTACTCCTGCCAGACCTTGGCAATCGGAGATAATCGGCTTTGTCGATAAAGTCCTAGTCAACAGCTGCATTATCCGAATCATGATCACCGATAAAGGCGATGATCATTTAATTGATGAGTATCATGGGAAAGTAGTTATTTCAAAGAAGGCGATGGTTGAGAAAATTTCATAAAACTTAGGAGGCGATTGTAATGGAATGTAGAGAAGTCCTGATAAATCAAGTCTTACAGAAAGTTTCTGATGATTTTGATCACCAGCAGTTACGAAAGATCAAGTTGATATTAACAATCCAATTAAAAGAGTTCCGAGTGGAACGACAAACCAGTGAAGTGATTATCTATGACGAAAATGGCGATGCTTCGGCGTACAAACAATTTTTCGTTTCAAAAAAGATTCAAGGTTTAGCACCAGGCACATTGAATTTGTACATGCAGACGATCAATCGATTTATGCGATCAGTGCGAAAATCTTATAGTGAAGTAACCACGAATGACATCCGATTGTTTATTGCAAATCGAGAGATGATGGACGGATTAAGTAAGGCTACGTTAGCACGAGAACGAGGCTGTATCGTTCGGTTCTTTCAATGGCTCTACGTCGAACAGTATATCGATCATGATCCTGGAGCACGAGTGGAGAAAATTCAAGTACCTAAGAGAAAAAAGCGGGAATTCAGTGCCTTAGAAGTAGAAAAGATACGCGATGCAGCTAGAACAGCGAAAGAAGCGCTTGTTGTAGAACTACTTCTAAGCACTGGTTGCCGAGTATCAGAACTGGTTTCATTGTCTTTCGAGAAGTACGACCAAGAAACCCAATCTATTGAAGTTATCGGGAAAGGAAATAAGCAGAGAGCGGTTTATTTGAATGCGAAAGCAGTGCTTGCCCTTACTAATTACTTGGAAGAGGCACCACATCAAAGTGGACCACTGTTTTATGGACAAGTACAAGGAGAGATGATGACTGCAGCGGGTGTACAAAAGCTTGTACGTAGACTGGGTGATCGTGCGGGAGTGTCGAATGTGCATCCACATCGATTCAGACGGACAGCAGCAACATTTGCCCGCAGAAATGGGATGCAGCTAGAGCTAGTCAGGGATTTTTTGGGTCATGCAGATGTAAATACTACGTTGCTCTACTCGATGACCAACGATTCTGAGCTGCGGCAGTCGCATCAAAAATATGTAAATTAGAAGTTGGAAAAATAACCTATTTCTTGTTGAATGCAAAAAAGACTCAATTAAGAGTCTTTTGAAATGTCCATGTAAATCCTAGCGGGGAACTATAGGAGTAGCAATTGACCTAAGTGGTATTATGCTATCCCCGCTAGGAGAAGGCTGAGAGGACCAATTAGTTTTTGATGTAAAATCAGGACGATTTTTAACAATCACTCAGCCTTCATCGACAGAATACTTTAGGAATAAAAAAAGCACAAGGAAAGAACAGGAAGCTTAATATATAACGGATGCTCTTAAAAAAAATTTACAGTTCAAGGATGTGATCTGTGAGTTGAGAAACGGAAGAAATAGTGGAATGCAAAAAAGACTCAATTAAGAGTCTTTTGAAATGTCCATGTAAATCCTAGCGGGGAACTATAGGAGTAGCAATTTGCCTAAGTGATATTATGCTATCCCCGCTAGGAGAAGGCTGAGAAGATCTTGAGGTTTTTGATGTAAAGTCAGGATGATTTATATCTAAACACTCAGCCCTCAGCAAAAGATTACGTGAGTAGGTGAAAAAGCACAAGGAAAGCGCAGGAAGCTTAATATATAACAGATGCTCTTAAAAAAAACCTACAGTTCAAAGAATCGATCTGAGAGTTGAGAAGTGACAGATTTTACCAACTAGGTAGTATATTCAATACCCTTTACGACAAGGATAGTTTTTTATATGTCTGTTATAAAAGAAGGTCTTTGAATGAGCTTTTAAAAAAGTGTCAAATATATGTTCAGGAATGTCAGTATAGGTGTATATAACAGCTTCAAATTCAATTCTTAGTTCTTTCAGAGATGGATCATAACCAATCGCAATAAATTGCTCTCTACGAATAGGAATCATGTTCATAATAATCTGCCTCCTTTGATCGGTAGTCTTTAAAGACAGTTTATTATGATAAGTGCGCAAAAGAGAACTTGGACTATATTACCGTCAAAAAAGAAGTTAGTTATCCACCAAAATAGTTAACTAAAAACATATAAAGGAGCGATTTAAGAATGAAAAAATATAATGTGCTGGTCGAAACAGAAAGTGAACAGCTTTTTCTATTTCCAATGAAGGCAGAGAGTGCTAAGCATGCTAATGCATTAGTGATGAGAGAAAGTGTACGTCATGATTTTTTAAATGGAGTTGAGATTGCGACTATTGCTGTTTTTGAAGAAGGGAATTCGGTGAATAAACTTGAAAATACCATCAGAGATTAAGGTTGCCGGTATCAACTATCAAGTAAGTATTGCTGACCATTTGCCTAGTGAAGACGCAGGTTACAAATGGGGAGAGTGCAATTACCAAGATGCTGAGATTCGCATTTGGAATGAATTATCAGACCAAAAAAAGGATCAGACATTTGTTCATGAATTGACTCACGCTATATTCCATGAAGCAGGAATTGATGATCAGGATGAGGATCAAATTAACCGAGTAGGGATGGTACTGTATCAAGTCTTGCAAGACAATGCAAGTCAAATTTTCTGGAGTTGGTACCAAAGCTAACAGAAAGAGAAATAAGATGCATCGATCCGCGATTGATGGCATTAGCGGAAGAAGTGGAAATACCAGAAAGCGGGGAATAAATGTGAGATTTTTTGAAATTAATGATCCGATGTATGCACTAATAGCGGCTGAAAATACCGAAGAATGCATAGATTTTTACGCAGAAGTCGTTTGCAGTGTAGAGGACAAAGAAAAATTTTTGGCTAGTATAAAAGAACTTAATATGTCTGATGCCATCACTGAATTATCGAACACAGTTAGTGAGGCGACCGCACGCACTTTAGTATCTAGTTGTGTTTTTCATGGTGAGGGCTTAGTATTGCTGGCTGTTGAAGAGGAGGCAGAGTGATGGCTAAAAAAATCGTCTCAGCTGCAGGATTAGGAAGCAATGCTTTTAACTACTGGGATTCAGATATGGCACAAATTAATCTATTTAGAGGCGGTAATCCAGATCCAACTTTCATCAGAAAAAGCAAACGAACTAAACCAAAAAAGCGGAAGAAGTAATTCCGCAATCGTCAGCGATAGCAAAGTAGCAATTAATGAAATATTTGTCACAGACGATTGGAAACAATTTAAATAAAAAGTGCTTCCTATTATTAGAAATGCACTCTTTGTTTTCCCGTACTATTTAATTCTTTTTACTCTACCACCTATCTTAGATGCAAATTTTTCTGCATCATCTTTGCACTTAAACAATCGTGCCTCACTTTTGAGACGTGTTCGACAACCGGTAGGGGTGATATAGCCATGTAATACTTTCACAACATACATTTAAGATCAACTCCTTATAATTTTTAAGTATAAAAAGTAAAAGTAAAGAGTTGATAAAGTAAGTAAGAAGAATTGAATAATATTTTCTAAAACAATACAAGAAAATATTTAATATAAACTAACTATGTACCCTAGCGAGGGTGATAGAAGTAGCAGAGCCTAAGTGGGGGTTTTCTGTCTCGCTAGGAGAAGGCGGAGGTACGTTTCTTTAAGCAACAATTAGAGGAAAGTTATTTCTGAAAGGTATGTTTACTCCGTCCTTCAAGTTCAAAATACACTTATGGCTATCCTATTGCAATTTAGGTTAAGAAGAATTAATTAATAACTTGGAATATTTATTTCTATTCTAGAATACCGGATTTCTATGAATTTCTTGAAACTATTATATGTATCCTAGCGGGGCGCGATGGTAGTAGCAAAGCCTTAGTTGGATGAGGCTACCTCGCTAGGAGAAGGCTAGAAACTTATCGAATAGAAATTATTATCTAGGTATCCATTTCTTAGAAAGGAGAATCGGAACTAGCCTTCGAAAACAGAATACTATATTTAAATAACTAATTTCAATCAGATTAAGGAAGCTTAATCTATAACAGATGATTTATTAATATATCAAGGAAATTAAAAAGTCGGATTTCTCCGAATGTCCTAAAATCTATACAATAGTGGATCAACAGATAGTGCGAGATGCGATGGTAAGTGGAGGATGAAGATGACATTTGCAGTACTAGGTACAACGGCTTTTGTCGTGATTATGTTTCTATGTGTTGTGATAGGCAAGGCTACAGACGAAAAGGAGCAAGATTATGGAAGAAGCTATTATATGGAACAAGATGTCTTTGATCATCGAAGTGATCGTCACAAAGCAATTAAAAGAGATCGAAAGTAAAGCAAAATAAAAAGCATTAAGCAATCGCCCAATGCCCACAAAATAATGATTTTGTCCCCGCCAAGGTAACTTCATTATACCAAATAAAGGGGCGATTGAGCAATGATGCTATTACTAAGAGAAGTTGATTTCTCACAAACGAGAAAGAATGCACGATATGTTTTGAAGAACTACCGTCGGTTGGAGCGGATTGCAGGTCGTTCAAAGATCGATGTCCGCTCACCGATTATTACTGATATGCCTAGAACACCTAGTAATGGAAACAAGTCTGAGGATGCTTTTATTCAAAGATTAGATGCAGAAACAGAAAGAGATGCAATCATTGTGGCGCTTATGGCTTTGAAGCTAACAAGTAGACAGATACTTCATTATAGCTTCTGCTTACAAGATCAATATTCTAATCTACGGATTGCAGATGAGATGGGCTATTCAGTTCGACAAATTGAGCGAATGAAATCAGATGCATTGGTTGAATTTGCTGAAAGTTATCGTCGTGGCAAGCTTGTCGCTTATCGTTGAAAAATGGCGGTTTTTTGGCGGTATAATGGCGGTTTAGTGCCAATAATCCATAGTAAGATAGTATTATCAATTATTGTAAATAACAGGGCGCACTCCTTTAAGATACGTTGGCAGACCTACTTTCTGAAAATTATTCCCAGCGCCCTGTATTTAATTAAGACGGCGATAAAAAATCTATTATGAATGGAGTTGAATACACTCCTTTTCTTCATTCGCTAGCCGTCTTTTTCAGGAATTGGCCCAGCTTGGTAGAGCATCAGATTTTTAATCTGAAAGTCGTAGGTTCAAATCCTGCATTCCTGATTGGGAGTTGTCAATTAGATTACTCACATGATCTTTGGTGCTTCCTACTAAACAGCCATTTAAGGCTGTTTTTTATTCTTGCTTATCTGAAAGATGATATAATAGAATAAAATAATCATAAAGGAGGATATATGAAAGATTATATTTTACCAATTATTACTTTTCTAGTAGGAGTCGTGCCTTCAGCTCTGCTATTTTTGGGTGTTCCTAATATTATTTCGAATTACATCAAATCAAGGTGGGACAAAAAACTAGATATTCTGAAAGCTGATCAAGAAAAAGAGTTGCAAAAAGAATTAGAGGCTATCAGATATGATAATTCTTTACGAATTAGTGAGATACAGCATGAATTTCAAACAAAGTACCAGCAATTAGAACATGAGTTCTCTATAAAATTTGAAACAATGAAAAAAGAGTATGATGTTCTTCCTGTTTTATATGAAAAGATTATTACTGCTTTTGAGTACTATAGATTTAACTATAAAGGTGGAGAAATAACGAATGACATATTACGGTATATAGCAGATGCAAAAAATTATACAACTTTAAATAAGTTTTTCATCTCTAAAAATATATTTAATAAAGCTAAAGAATGTGAAGGAGCGATTTTTGATTACCTTTGTGGTAAAAGCAGCTATAGAGAAACGTCATCTTCAAGCAAAGATCATTTAGAAGCAAAGACAAAGCAATTAGAAAGTACTGTTGATTCTTTAATTGATGAACTTGAAGTTATGATTCAGAGTAAACTTGATTTGTCTGACCGAACTTGAAATCTTATATATAGTTAAAAAATCAAACACCTGACTAGAGTTAGGTGTTTTTTATTATGACTAAGGGGAGTTAATAACAATGATTCCTATTGTCAAAAACAAAGCAGATCATACTAGGTTTTATGGATCGACCAAGTGGCGCAAATTAAGGCAGGTGATACTTGAGAGAGATCACTACGAATGCTTGTGGTGTAAAGCTGAAGGCAGACTGACTACGCAATATGATTCGATACTGGAAGTCGATCACATCAAAGAGTTAGAAATAAATCCAGAGCTGGCGTTTGATCCAGACAATCTAAGAACGTTATGCAAGGACTGTCACAACAAGCGACATGATCGGATGAACTATCGTGGGCAACCAAAGAAAAGAAAGTGGGATGATGAATGGTGGTAATGAAATATCTAAAGGACTACGTAGAAGACGGAAGGTACACAATTATTGTCGGTTCAAGAATGAAGTCATTAATGTTTAAAATTAAGGAACTATATCCTAAGGCAGTAGTAACGACTTCTGATGCTGAGGGTATTGGTGGTAAGAAACTCCTAGTTGATAAATGGGCGGCTGATGGATTAGGTCTCGAAGCGGCATTACCAAAGTACAGAGATGAAGATATAGTGTACGAAAACTTTACTAAACAATTTGTTGAAGGTGGCAATGTGACTGTTAACTTTTCTTCAAAGGGATGTGAGGAATGGGAACAGGCACTCAATCAAGCTATGTTAGGTAAACCATTAACCAAAGAAGACGTAAGTTTTGATTTGAACGGGAAAGTTCCTAAACTTCACATCAAAGGCCAAGAGGTTGGGGTTGCATCTATGACTGCACATTATGTTACTGACAGTGATATGCCAGGAACAAATGTAATCACATTTGTTTATATGACAAAAGATGATCCTAGAAACAAAGTCTTGTCGATCGATCTTAATAACGGAAGGGTGTTTAATCAATGAGTAATGATGAAAGAACATTTATAAAAGAAGGATCAGCAATTCAAAATCTAAATGAACCAAGACATGATGCCAGTACTTGGATTCAGGATACAATTGATAAGTTGAATTCATTTAAGCAGCGAGTTGATGATGGTCATGTGATCATAATGGGTGGGGACTACAATGAAACTCATCCAGCACCAGACAGAGAACAGGTAACGTACGATTACATCTCATTGTCGATCGACTTCGTGGAAACCAAATCGCAAAACAGGACCGAATAACAAATGAAAGTGGGGACTAACATACCCCCGGTCGAATTATTTTGGGGTCAAATCCCAATCTAGGGAACCGGTGGGAGGGGGCGACTAGAAAGAAATTCACAGTTTCGCACGTGACCCCCCTCCCCCTATTAATTTGTACGAAAGAAGGTGAGTGAATGAGTACGCTAGAGGAGCGCGATAAGCTTGTAAAAAAAGAAAAAAATAGGTTGAAAAGATTATTCAAATGCATCCCCAAAAACAAGTTGGATACTGTTGATGGGCTTATTATACAAGCAGCAAGACTCAGAGTTTTGCTAGATGAAATGTGGATCGATATTTCTATTAATGGCGATGTAGAAATGTTTTGTCAATCTGAAAAACAAGAACCATATGAGCGTGAACGCCCGACAGCAAAGCTTTTCAACTCACGAGATTTAAGTTACCAAAGAATTATGAAACAACTTACTGACTTGATTCCTCCCGAAAAAGAGGGAGGAGGATCTTTCGACGACGGCAGTGATCTTCTATGATTAAAGCGAATTACTTTGAAGAATATAAAAATCTTATTTTGAACGGTACACATGTTGCTTGTTATGAACAGTTATTGCTTATCAAATATTTAGAGGAAAAAATTTTAAGTCGAGATGATATCTATATCAATGAAAAAATGCTTGAGAATTACATTCAATTCTCGGAAAAACACTTTTTTCCGTTAGCAATTTATCAAAAATTCATTGCAACTTTTGTGTTTTGTTACTGGAAAAAGAACGATCGAGTAGTCTTTCGGGAATTTTTAATCACTATCGCACGGGGCGCTGGAAAAAATGGTTTTTTATCTACCTTGGGAGCCTTTTTCATATCTCCATTGCATGGAATAAGAGGATACAATTCTACGATAACCGCAAACTCAGAGGACCAAGCGAAGATGTCATTTGAAGAAGTTTTTAATGTAATCCACAGCCGCAAATTAACCAAACAATTTGATGCGAAAAAATCAGTGATTGTTGGTCGAGCGATGAACGCAGCTTTTAAGTTTAGAACGAATAATCCAAAGACAATGGACAGCGCACGTGATGCCTGTCTTTTTTTTGATGAAGTACATGGTTTTATAAATAATGGTCCCGTAAAAGTTCAAAGATCGGGTCTCGGAAAAGTAAAAAATGCTCGTACATTTTATTTTGGTACCAATGGTTATGTGAGAGAGGGATTCTACGACAAACAAATCGAACGATCAATGAAGATCCTTAAAGGGAAGACTGATCGAATTGGGTATTTCCCTTTTATATGCAAACTTGATTCAATCGATGAGATGGACAATCCCGAGATGTGGGCGAAAGCAAATCCTATGTTTAATGAAAAGTCGGATTATGCAGAACAGATATTTGATGAAGTAAAGGAAGACTATCTGGATCTTGAAGAGGAACCGAGCGGAAGGCAAGAATTTGTCATTAAGCGAATGAATTTCACGGAAGGAAACGACGAGCGGGATGTTACAACTCAGGAAAAATTATTAGCAACAAATCAATCTATTCCTGATTTGACAGGACGCTCTTGTATAGCTGGATTTGATTATGCAAGCATTAGAGATTTTGCTAGTGTAGGTTTGCTCTTTAAAGTAGATGGTAAATTTATTTGGCTACAAAAAAGTTTTGCTCGTAAAAAGTTCTTGGATATTTTCAAACTTAAAGCCCCAATTAAGGAGTGGGAAGAAAAAGGAATGATTGAAATAGTCGATGAACCGTCAATAAATCCTCAACACATTTTAGATTGGTTGAATGAGCAGCGCAATCTCTACGCAATCGAGTTGGTAGTTGCAGATAGTTTCAGAATGGATTTACTAAAACCGCTTTTAGAAAAAGATGGGTTTGAATATGAATTTCTAAGAAATCCGAAAGGTGTTCAAGCGAGGGTAGCTCCTATTATTGAGGACGGTTTTGCTAATGAAAGATTTATTTTTGGCGATAGTCCTATCATGCGTTGGTACACCAACAATACTTTTGTAAAAGAAGACGCAAGCGGAAATCGAACTTACTTGAAGAAAGAACCTATAAGGAGAAAAACAGACGGGTTTCACGCTTTTCTTGCTGCACTTTATAAACGTGATGAAATAGCTGACTATAACTTTGAAGAAGCTTTTGATATATTGGATGACATTGATTTTTAATAGAAGTACAAACAAAAATTTGATATCATCTTTTATGGAGGTGATGAATTATTTTTGAGGTTATAGCATTAGTCATATCAACAGTTTCTCTACTATTCTCTATAATTAAACAATTGGAAATGGTCAGGAAAAAAAACGCCATTAAGAAAACACTTAAAGCATCTTTTGCGCCAATTGCTATAGCAGTTGAACAATTTAGGGAAGCGGCTAAGCAAATTAACACAAGCTTTTTTCTTGTTATTTCATTGTATTTAAGAACTTTCTTTGAATTAATATCTATCTTTACAGATGTGTTATCTTCATTAATCTTTTTTTTAGCAACGAATTTGGTTGAAATTTTAGTAAGAATAATTTATATCCTACTATTAATTTCTTTCATATGGATTTGCTATTTATTGTATGTGGGCTTAAACCAGAGGGAGCGGCTAACAGAATCTGCTGAAATTGCTAGCTTAATTGTATCAGTAATAACCGTCATATCGATCACGGTAGCAATCTATGAATTTTATGAAAAGAAAAAAGAAAAGTAATTATAGAAAGCTCATAAAGAGCTTTTTTTGTGCCTTGAAAGGTGGTGAAAATATGTGAGTTTATTTGATTTTTTTAAGCGATCGACGCAAAGCGAATGGCTTCCGGACTTTGTCGTAGGTGATTCAACGGCTGCTCGATCCTATTTAAAAATTATGGCAAAAAATACTGTTCTTGATTTTGTGGCAAGAACAATGTCAACATTGGAGATCAAAATTAAGAACAAAAGCCAAACAGCGGATTGGGATTATATTCTTAATGTTAGACCTAATAAGGATATGTCTGCAGCTACTTTTTGGGAAAAATTTTTCTATCGTCTGCTTGATGACAACGAGGTGTTAGTTGTTTTCACTGATGATAATCAATTACTGATTGCAGAAGATTTTAATCGCAAGGAGTATGCAGTACTCGATGATGTATTTACTGACGTTAGAGTGAAAGATTTTATTTTTCACCGATCTTTCAACATGTCCGATGTAATTTACATTGAGTACAACAATGAAGAGCTTGACCGTTTTACGAACGGACTTTTTCAGGATTATAGCGAATTGTTCGGCCGTATTTTAGAAGTAGCTATGAGAAATAACCAGATTCGAGGATCTGTCGAAATTGATGCGACCGGGACGTTGAACGATGAGAAAGGCAAGGATGGTAAGCCTCGATCTCAGCGATTACAAGAATACGTCGATAAAATCTACGAAACATTTAGTTCGAAATCTGTTGCAATCGTTGCGAAGGTCAAAGGAATTTCCTATGAAGAGTACACGAATAAACAAGGGGTATCAAATCAATCCCTCGAAGAGTTGAACAAAATGAAATCATCTTTAATCGATGATATTGCTAACGCCATAGGAGTTCCTACGGCGCTTATTTATGGTGAAAAATCAGAACTTGAATCTAACATTAAAGCCTTTCGGAGACTTTGTGTCGCTCCCTTGATCAAGAAATTACAAGATGAATTGACTGCGAAAATATTATCTCGTCAAGAGTATAGCGATGGGTCGCGAATCAATGTGATAAAAGTCTTGCCTAAAGAATTATTGGAGTACGCTACCCAAATTGACAAGGTTGTTTCTGGTGGTGCATTTGAGATTGACGAAGTCAGACAAGCAGTTGAATACGATGAGTTACCTAATGGTGAGGGCAAGAAACGCATCTTGACGAAAAACTACGAAGAAGCCTTGGAAGGGGGTGAGAACGAAAATGCCGAAAGTTAAAAAAGTACCGTTTCAATTTACCAACGAAAACCAAAATGGTAAGCACATTCTCACCTTGAGTGGGAATGTTCAAAAGAAATATTGGCGTGATGATGATGTCATTAATGCGAAAGATATCCGAGAATCACTGGATACAGTCACAGATGATATCGTGATCAAACTGAATAGTCCTGGTGGTGACGTATTCGAAGGGATTGAGATTTACAACTATCTAAAAGATCATCCGTCAAATGTCACTGTCGAAGTAACTGGTTTGGCAGCCAGTGCCGCAACCTTTATCATTGCTGGCGCTGATGAAGTGATCATGAATGTCGGCACTTCATTGATGATTCACGAAGCTTCTACCTTTGCATGGGGAAATAAACAGGATATTCAAAAAACATTAAATGCTTTAGAGACTATCGATGATTCAATTCTAGCGATTTATTCAGACAAGACCGGTCAATCTGCTGATCAACTAAGGGAATGGATGAATGAAGAAAAATGGTTCGCAGCAGATGAAGCTGTAGAATTTGGATTTGCGAATTCTGTAAAACGTGTCGAATTTCAAGAAGAACCGCAGGATATTGCGTCTATGATTCAAGATGCAGTTGCGGTAGCCATGGGAGAGTTTAAAACGTCACTCGATAAAAAAACTTTGCCAGAAGAATCAAATATTTTATCAAAACAAAAAACAAAGTCATTAATCGCACGCTTGCGAAAAGGAGAGTAAATTATGTTAAAAATTACAAGCAAAACTGCAGATGCTAAGAAAATCTTCAACGATATCTCTGCAAAAGAAGATGCAACATCTGAACAAATAAACGCCGCTTTAGAAGCTTATGTAACTGCTATTGCAGAAGATGCCGGTAAGCAAGTTCGTTCTGAATATGAAGAATTGAAAAATGTAACAGACAATCAAATTCTACAAGCACGAGGTATTCCGGTTCTTACTGCCGAAGAAACGAAGTTCTATAACGAAGTAGCTAAAAATGGCGGTTTCGATGAAGAACTTACATGGCCAGAAACAATTTTTGAACGTATTTTTGAAGATATTCAAAAAGAGCATCCTATTTTAAAATTAGTTAACTTCACCCCAACCGTTGGTTTGACAAAAACGATTCGCTCTCGTCGTAAAGGGGTAGCAGTTTTTGGTCCGTTGCATAAAGATATTGAAGGGCAACTAGATGCTGAGTTTGGCGTTTCTGAGACGACTCAGCTTGCATTAACAGCATTCTTTTTGATTTCCAAGGATACATTGACTTTAGGAGCACGTTGGATCAATCGATACGTCCGACTATGCTTAGGTGAAGCAGTAAAAGACGTATGGGCAGAAAAGATCATTACTGGAAGCGGGAAAAACGAGCCTGTTGGATTGTTGAAGAATACTGAAGGTGCATTAGATCCAACAACAGGTTTACCAGATAAGAAAGCAGTGGGCACGCTAACTTTTAAAGACGCGGAGACAATCATTACAGAGATTGGTGACTTGATGGGTAAAATGTCTCTTCATGTTAAAAAAATTGGCGATGATGATGATAACGATGAAGAAGTGTCTCGCAAAATCAAAGGGAAAGTTAACTTGATTATCAATCCAGTAAATTATTGGAAAATCATGACGCGGATTACTACGCAAAATGCCAATGGTGCATTTGTGACAAACTTGCCGTTTATTTCGGAAGATCGAATTATTGAATCGGAAGACGTACCAGATAATAAATTGATCGCTTTCGTATCTGGCGAATACGAGGCTACTCAATCGCAACCGAAAAAAGTGTACGAGTATCGCGAAACATTTGCGATGAAACGAGCGATCTTATATGCAATCGATATGCTAGGAAATGGTGAACCAGCCGATAACTATTCCGCACAAGTTTATGATTTGGACCTAGGCGATTCGTTGGGGGAGTAACAGCGCCTGATGAGCCTCAGGCGATTCCTACGGTTGATGAACTGAAAGCGATACTTGGCGAGAAGGGTATCGACTACGGAAGGAAAAATAGTGTTCAAACTTTACAAAAATTACTTGAGGAGAATAGCGATGAATGATCAAAAATTTATCGATGAATATAAGGCTCGCTTTCGTATTTTTCATGCCTCCGAGGATAAAGAGATTGGCATGCAGCTAGAGGACTCTTTTGCAGATATTCAATCACTGATTGGTACTTTTGATCCGTCTAATTATAGTAAAGGAAAAGAACTAGTATTCGAGCGTACTCGCTATTTACGGAATGAGGCACTTGAATTTTTTTCTGAACATTTTCAGCGGATGATTATGGATGCTTCAATCGATTTGGCAGGTGGGAACAATGCCGATTAATCCAAATTATAAAAAACCGAAAATAGTAGCTGGTGAGTTGAATACACCAGTTTCTTTTTTTGAATTCGTTCCTTCGGCGGGTCCGGAACCCGGTAACGAAGAAAAGAAAGTATTGTATCAATGCACCGCACAACTGTATAAACCTTCGATGAAAGATCGTGATATTTTAAGTGGCCTTGGTACAAGAGAAGGTGTGACGCTAAAAATCCGCGATCCCTATTTGGATTATCTTGCTACTAACAAGCATAAAGCAACGATTGATGACTATCGCTATAAAAATAAGGTGTGGGAAGTAAAGGATGTTTCCTACGATTTCGAGGACAACAACTTTGTCAAAGTTATTTTGGGGGCTACTTCATGAGAACGAGTGTTGAAGGCGTGGATCAGTTACTTAAAAATATGGAAAACAAGCTCGGAAAAAACAAGACAAATCGAGTGGTAAACAAAGCACTAAGAAATGCTGGTGAAAAAAATAAAACGATTGTTAAAGATGCTATGTCGGGGCATATGGATACTGGATTGACTTATGATTTGGTTGTCTCGTCAAGTGTGAAAAATAACCCAAAGCGAGTTGAAACTGGTTGGTCAAGCAAAGCACGTGCGCCATTAGTGCATTTGAGTGAGTTTGGTTATACACGTTTTGGTCGTTATGTTCGCCCTCGAGGTATGGGAAAACTGCAAGGTGCGGTTGATGAAATCGAGAAAACCTCTCTTGTGGGAATCAGAGAAGATTTGGAGGATTTTTTGCAATGACAGACATGATGATTCAGATCTATGATCGACTACTGACAAATCAAATAATCGCAGAAAAAGTTGGAGAAGAAGGAATCAAGTTTTATCAGTTGCCAGAAACATTCGACACAACCAAACCTTTTATTATCGTGGATGTCTTGGTACCAGCAATTAACGCCTATCGCGGATCTAACAAAGTGTTGTCGCAACAACTCGCATATCAGATAAATGTTGAATCAACGGATCGTTTGCTGACAAAAGAAATTGCTCGAGCAGTTCGAGAGTCGATGTGCGACTTTGGATTTGGTCAACTATCTGGAGGATTAGATCGCTACTTTAGCGACACAAAAAGATTTGTTGATGCACGACGTTATCGAAAAAATACAAAAATATATGAAACTGAATTTTAGGAGGAAAAGAAATGATTACTTATGGATTTAGCAGAATGACAATTTTAAAATTAACCAATGATTTAGTGCCGGAAGTTGGTGCTGAAAAAGTGGTTATTGAGGGTTCTTCTGGAAAAGGGGCGACATCTTCTTTTGATCTTACTGGTTTAGCAAAAACACCAAGCAAGGTGTTTGGGTCCAACATTGCTTACTTTTTAGCACGTAAAGGCTATGGTGATGTTGCTGCTAACTTCGGAATTTTAGATGTACCTTATGAATTAGACCATGAAATGGCAGGTCATCAAAAAACAGCTGGTGGTGTGCGGTTGTTAGGAAAAGATACAGAACCACCGCATTACGCGATTTTGGTAGAATCTGAGGATTATGAATCTGGGGACAAAGTTGGCTTCGGTATTTTTGCGGGGACATTTGGCCGAGGGGCCTATGCGGTCAATACGATTGGTGATGACGACTTTACCCCAGAGGCAGACGACTATGTTTGCACTCCGATTGCCAAAGAAATCGATGGAGTGGATGAACCACAAATTGTAGGGTTTGCTTTAGGAGATAAAGAATTTTCCGAGTTATATACTTTATTGTTTGGGAAAGCCCCTGATCCAGAAACAAGAAATGTAAATGTAAGAGCAGCTGATAAAAAATAATAAGAGCAAGGCTAGTCAATCGACTAGCCTTATTTCTTTGAAAATGGAGGAATAGAATATGACAGACCGCATAATTAAATTACGTATTAGAGACTCAAAGGGTGATGTCCAAGAATATTTCCAAGATTTCGTTCCTTATTCTAAGCGACTTGATTTCATTCGCAAAGAACGAGAATTGGAAAGCCGAACGGATGACGAAGGGAAACCAATCACAACGACGCTGGATGAATATCTTGAACTCCAGGCAGAATTTGTCGCCGGGCTATTCGATGATAAACGCGTAACTAAAAAAGCAATTATGGATGGTGTAGACACTACAGATGACACACTTAGCGAAATCATTAAGTATCGTGTTCTTCGACATACTAAGCCTGATGAACAAGTAAAAAAGATTCTGGAAAAATCGGGTGGGGGGAATACTACGAATTAAACGTAAGTTTTGTTCGAGATTTAATTTCTGCAATTCCCGGTATGACTGTAAGGGACATTATGAATACAGATTGTTTGGATGTTGATGAAATACTTTTAACTGAATCAGTCAAACAGAAGTCCAATAAAGATGTGAAACCATTGAGTGAATTAGTAAATAGCATGCGAGGTGAGTAATTTATGGTTGGATCTAATCCGATAGGAAATATGGTTATTAAGTTGAGTTTAGATGATGCCGATTTTGGGAAAGGTGTTGCAAACTCAAAAAAACAAATTCAATATTTGTCGAAGGAAATGCAAGCCAATACAAAGATTGCTGACCTCGCAGATAACACGATAGGCAAGCTCGGTGCGCAACACACCGGTTTAAGTAAAATAATTGAAGCGCAAGAAAAGCAAGTAAATGCTCTTAAAGTAGCTTACGATGAATCGTTCGTCGATGGAAAACCAACAGAATCAACGAAGAGGCTTGCTACACAGCTACAAGATGCGAATGGTAAGCTGGCAAACTATAAGCTTCAACTCAACGCGACCGAAAAAGCCATGATGATGTATTCTCAAGAAGCAGATAATGCGGAGAAAAATATAGCTTTTCTGAGTAAGGAAATGGATCTCAATGCTCAGATGGCTTCTTTAAGTGGCAAAAACTCTCAAGTGATGGCTGCAAACTATGATGGTCTTAGTAAAATTATTGTAGAGCAAGCAAATCACGTGAATGCATTAGCTCAGGCGTATGACAATTCTTTTGTTGATGGAAAGCCAACAGAAGCAACGAAAGAACTATCTCTAAAGCTGAAAGAATCACAAATCGAGCTTGCTAAAACCGCTGGTGCGGTTGCTGAATTGGAAGTTAAAACCCAAGGGCTAACTGGTGGTATTTATAGAGCCAGTGAGTCTATGATTTCCGCAGGAGATAAGATGGCTTCTGTTGGCGGGAAGATGACAAAATCTTTAACGGTGCCGATTGCAGGTGCAGTAGCCGCGGTGACTGCCGCAGCGATGTCATGGGAAACAGATTTCGCAAGTGTCATGAAAACAAATGATGAAGTGGTTGATTCCAACGGAAAAGTTGTATATTCCTACGATGAGTTAGAAGCTGGACTGCGCGGATTAACAAGTACATACCACTCAAGCCACTCCAAAATAGCCGGAGTTGCTGAAGCAGCTGGTCAGTTAGGCATTGAAACACAAAATGTAGTTGATTTCACTGAAACGATGATAATGTTGGGGGAGACTACAGTTTTTAGTGCGGAAGATGCCTCTTTTGCCTTAGCACGTTTAGCTAATATTACTGGTATGCCACAAACCGAGTTTAGAAATCTCGGCTCATCTTTAGTTGAGCTTGGAAATAACTTTGCTGCAACTGAAGCTGAGATAGGTAACATGGCAATGAATCTAGCGGCAGCTGGAACTCAAGTAGGAATGACTGAGGGTGAAATATTAGGTTTTGCAGCAGCTCTGTCATCAGTCGGTATTGAGGCCCAAGCAGGTGGTACTGCTTTTTCTAAAGTTATGATTGAGATGCAGTTAGCTACTGAAACGGGTATTGGTGCATTCGATGAGTTAAAAGCTCATGCAGAAGATCAAGGAGTTTCTTGGGAACAATTAACGTTAGCTGTTCGTAACGGAGGCAAGGAGTTAACGGATGTTTCTGGGAAAATGGGCTTCACGTCAGCCGAACTCAGAAAAATGTATAAAGAGGCTGATAATTCGAAGACCAGTTTAGAAGAATTTGCGGATGTTGCGGGTATGACGAGTGAACAGTTCGCCAATCTATTTAAAGAAAATCCAGCCGAAGCAATTATGGAATTCGTGGTTGGATTATCAAAAGCAGAAGAGCAAGGTAGTTCAACTATCAAAGTTCTTGATGACATGGGGATCAGTGAAGTTAGACTTCGCGACGCTTTGTTACGTGGTGCGAATGCATCAGATCTATTTTCAGATTCTATTCGAATGGGAAACCAAGCCTATTCAGAAGGTACAGCATTATCTGATGAATATGCAGTTCGTCAAGAGACGACTGCTCATAAATTGGGCGTTTTAAAAAATCAAGCTAAGGATGTAGCAATCACCCTAGGTGGTCCATTTCTAGATGCACTAAACAGTGGTATAGAAGGGGCAAAACCTCTTATTGAGAAAATTGGAGAGCTAGCACAAGCGTTTGCGGATGCTGACCCCAAGACGCAACAAACCATTGTTACATTATTAGGGGTTACCGCTGTTGCGGGACCTCTATTAGCGATCACAGGTAAGTTGACATCTGGAATAGGTGGACTAGGAAAGTCATTTGTTGATCTAATGGCTAACATGAAGAAAAAATCTGCAATTGATGCAGCCACCGCAGCATTTGAGGCTGGGGACTTATCGGCTTCGGATTTCATGGTCACACTACTAACAGGAAAAACAACTGTCTCACAATTTGGTGGAGCCGCTTCTACTGCTGCTGGTGCCAAAGGGGTAGGAGCTATGACTGGAGCTCTTGGAACTTTATCACCGGTTCTACTAGGTATCGTTGGAGTTGGCGGAGCTCTAGCGATTGGTTACGGAGCTTGGAAGCTATTTGGCGAAGAAGCTTGGAACTCTAGCCAACGTGTTAAAACTTGGGGGACAGAAGTTGATGAAACCACAGCTAAAACTTTAGGATTAATCCAAGATAATACACAAGAAGCCACCGGGCAGTTCTCATTACTAGAACAAGGAATCGAAACAGATACAGGAAAAATGATCGATAACTTTGAACGCATTGGTGCGACCATCGAAAGTGAGCTTACTGGAAGGATTGAAGCTTTTAGAGAAGCTGTAGATATGTTGCCTGACGAGATAAAAGGTCCAGCGGAAGAAATAATAGCTGAATCTGAAAAAAGAGCAGAACAAGCACTTGCAATAGTCGAAGACAACAATCGACAGATCCTGGATATTAGGAAAAAGTACGTTGATGAAGAAGGCGAAGTAACAATCCAAGGTGCAAAGATGATTCAAGATTTGATGAGGCAGAGTACTCAAGAATACTTGAATATTACCATCGAAGATGCAGATGCTCGAAAAGAAGTAATGAATGCTTTAAACGGGGATATTGAAACAGCAACTCAAGAGCAGGCTCAAGCTTGGATGCAGTCTTTAGGAAAACAAAGGCAAGCTACAAAAGAATCGTATAGCCAACAACTGAATGACTTTAAGTCGTATCTAGATGACAAAGGAATCTTGCATACACAAGAAGGGCAACAATTAGTAGAACTTTTTGAGCAAGCAAGAGATGATTCAACGAAGGCTATAGATACTCAGATAGATATCATAACTCAAAAATATCCTGAACTACTGGAAATTATCTATGCTGGTAACGGTCAATTCATATCAGAAATGGGCGAAGCCGGTGCGCATGCTATAGCAGAGAATGAAAAAATCGTTGCAAACGCCCAAAGAATGTCTTCGAAGTTAGCTGAAAATGCCAGAAAAAATGCAGAAGCAGTTGCATGGACTGCTGATCAAGCGACTAAAGCAGGAGCAATTTGGAATTCCCTTGAGCTGATCGATAAAGAGGGAAATGTAAAATCAAACGCCAATGAAATAGTAATTGAAGCAACTAAAGATGTTCAAACTTGGAATGACATGAAATTGCTAATTCATGATGCTAATCTAGACAGTAATGCTAAACGTATTATTGGTGAAGCCGCAATTGTCAACAAGCGTTGGGACGGTATGGCTTTTGGAGATAAAAAAGCTATTTTACAAGATGAGTTTTCAATAACTATTTATGAGGCATTGAGATCTTCGGGGAAATGGCAAGAAATGGAGATCGAAGAAAAAACAGCATTTCTTTACTCAAATTCAGAAGAAACAATGCGAGAGACCCTCATATCTTTAGATTTATGGGATGATTTGAAATGGGAAGAAAAAGCAGCACTTCTTGATACGAATGCACCTGATTCTGTACGGGAGGCAATGATAAGCAGCGGACTTTGGGACAACCTAACTTGGGAAGAACAAAGAGCAATTTTAGAAACAAACGTAACTGAGGTAACGATTCGGGCACTTGAGGAAAATGGAAAATGGCAGGAAATGTCATGGGAAGAAAAACTTATGGTGGTAAATTCCAACACGCCTGAAAAAGTTGCTTCCGCGCTATTTGACTTGGGACTATGGCAAGAGTTTTTACCAGAGATCAAAGAACTAGGGGCTCAGAACTTTGATTTGTTAGACACTATCAGTACTTCTGAGGTTGCTATTAATGAATATAATCGTCTGGATCCAGATGTTAAAAAGTTACTTGGCGAGGATCCAGTATCATTGACCGTATCACAAGCACAGAAAATCTTGGAAGTTTATAACGGTGTAGGGCCTGACTTGAAGAGACTACTGGGGGAGAATACAGTAGCTAATAGGGTCATTGAAGATTCTCATAGAAAATTAGACAGTTATAATAGAGAGAATGTTGCACCTAAACACTTACATGCGACTGCTAACTATAGCGAAGTGGTAAGGGCTAGAGAAGAAATTGCTCAAGTAGTGAGTAAAAATGTTGTCATCGATGTCGAGTATCGGGGACGGCGTACAGGGCAACAAGCTATTCCGGCTGCTACTGGGCTTAATTACCACAAGGGTGGACCGTTGCTAGTAAACGATCAGATCGGTCCTCTCTATAAAGAATTAGTCGAGTATCCTGATGGAACATCATTTATACCAGAAGGACGGAATGTAATGCTTGATGCGCCGATAGGAACCAAAGTACACCGAGCTAGTATTACTCAAGCATTAGTACCTCAGAACATTGAAGAATTCGGAGTTCCAGAAGACTCGTCAATGGTTAGAAATTTGCGCTTTATAGGTAGTCACTCAGCTACAAATGCAACAAATGCAAACACAGATACAAGTGCTATGGAAAGTAAGTTGGATCGAATGATTTTGCTATTAGAAAAAATTAGTCGAAGACCAATTCAAAATGGATCATCAGGATCTGCAAGTGGGGTGGTTAGCGCTATTGATGATGTGGTAGGAAAAGAGATCAGCAAGCTATTAGGAAATAGGGGGTTAGGCCATGTTTTATAGTGTTTGTTTGGATCAAGGGTACGGTTGGTTTGATCCTCAAATAAAACGTAAAATAGTTTTTAAAAATATTCGCAGACAACAGCCAATTTACGAAGTCGAATACGAAACCTTTTCTGGATCAAATGGGTCACGTGAGGTTAACTCATCATACAGGCCATTTATGCTAATGTTTGAAATTGATATCTTTTTCGATAATGAGCATGAACGGGAGTTAATGGATATCGAGTTGAGTAAATTGTTCTTTATTGGTAAGCCATACTATATCCGATACGATCTAGCACCGGGACTACGTTTTTTAGTTAATCCTGTGGAGTTAGATGTTATAGAAACAGACAGTAGCTATCAAACGTACTCAATTGGTTTAAATGTGTTTCGCGGGCATGCTGAGTCGATTGGTACAAGTCTAGACGATTTCTCATTAGAATCAACTTGGCAATTTTCGCAAGGTTTAACATCTGAGGATTATAGCTACTCGCACGATACTAGTAGATTTATCATTTTTAATGCGGGAGATTTCACCGTAGATCCTCGAGAACATGATTTGCGAATCAAAGTAGAAGGCGAAAGTGATGGTCAACTAAATATATTTAACCGCACTACAGGTGAACGTTTTATCTATCATCCTGAGTTTAGCACGAGGCGTGGTGATTGGATTGAATTAGATGGCATATATCCGAAAAGGAACGGTGTCAATCGAGGTATTGATACAAACCATGCATTGATTAGTCTTGTACCTGGCATAAACGATATCGAACTTCAGAATATAAGCCGCGTGCGATCAGAGTGGGATTTCCGCTTTTTGTATAAGTAGGTGAAACCATGACGGATTTAATCATTCGAAATTATGAACAAACAGAAGAAGAGCTTCTTGTCGATTATGACAAGGGCTCTTTCTTCGAAAATTGGCAAGAAAGTGAAACGTGGGAACTTTCTTTAACAGTCAGACTTAATGAGCATAACAAAGTATCATATGATCTGGTTACTTTTGAAAGTACGGTTATATATCAAGGTCAAGAATTTATTATAAAGCAACTGACGGATGGCAGCGAAGGAGCCTTTTTATTTAAGACAGTAGTTGCAACACACGTATACTACTCAATTGCCGAGGGATATCAATATAATACCGTGACTGGTCGCCGTACTATGAGACAACTGCTTACTCACGTCTTTGCAGCAGGTAATCGCGGATTTACTTGGAGTTTAATAGATCCAAATAATGTATTAGGTAGTCGAGACGTGGAAAACTTTGGAGATGACAGCTATCTAGGTCTGATTAATAAGTTGTTGTCAGATTTTGGAGCAGTTGTAATCCCTGATAATAAACACCTCACGTTTTATCCTTCTGGGAATTACGGTCAAAAAACAGAGCAGCAAATACGTTATAAGCACAACACTGACGATGTGCGGTTCGATATTGACACGTTGAATTTACGAACGCAGATTAGGGGATTTGGTGGAACAGATGATGATGACCGAGAATATTTTTCGCCTATCACATACACGTCGCCCGAATCGGCAAAATGGGGTATCAGAATTCAACAGCCAGTGAGAGACGAGCGCTATCAGGTTGCTGCAAATATGCGGGAAAGATTGATCCGCGAATTACAAGACCAACCATCTATATCAGGTGTTGTAAATCTGAAATGGGCTGTTGAGATAGACAAAGGTGATTTTGTGTCATTCGTCTATGAACCGCTCAATATCAATGCCTATATCCAAGTGGTGGGGTATAAAAAATATCCTGCATTGCCTAATAAGCCACCTGAGGTAGTGCTATCTAACACAAAAAAGACGATGACTAGCATACTTGCAAAATTAATACAAAGGAGGGTGATCTAGTGGGATTTTTTAAATTAGCCACAAATCGCATTGGCATAGAATGGAAAAAAGCATTTAACCATAACGTCGATAAAACAGAACGAGAAGTAAGCCGTCTCGATCGAAAAGATAAATACCTCGAAGCAAGATTTAGCAATGCGATTTTGCATGCGGGTGGTGACGATATCAATGAAGTTGTGGACGCCCGTGTAAATCATAAAGGGGACACATTTCTGACGTTGCAGGATCGCTTAGTTGCAGGCGAGGAATTATCTGACCAAGAGCGCCTAGCGTTAGCTGATCAGATGAACGACCTGCGAGAAGGGCAAGAACAGATTTTATCAATCATTCAAATGCTTTACGGTGGTGGCGGACCGATCGAGCTATATGTTCGGACAGACGGTAACGACACGACTGGTGATGGCTCAGAAGAACGTCCATTCCGGACGATCCAAACGGCAGTCAATTCACTGCCATTAATCTCGACGAGTAATGTTCGCATTTGGGTTGAGCCAGCAGCATATTTAGAAGATGTTGTAGTGAGAGGGATTACCGCACCGCGAATTGAAATCATGGGTACCAATAATGCCTCAGTTGACGCAACAACTGGAGATACAGGGGTTTATGTCCGGTCAGTCACTTATAGAGACTGCCAGGCATTTTGCCAAGTTGCGGGGTTGCAACAAACGGATCCCGCAAATGTTGGTGCAGCTGGTTTTATTACATTTGAGCGGTGTGCTTACGGTGACGTATCAAATTGCCGAGTGATTACAGATACACGTGGATTTAGTTATGAGTATTACGCCGTCAATTTCCACTCAACGCCCGGTGAAGTTTCGAGGTCACACATTAGTCGACAACGGATTGTCTTATTAGCTACTTTTAGCGCCTTAGCGCGTCTGTCTGCTAATGTGACCGGGATCAACAATGAACGTGTATCATACGCACGCGCATCGATCATATTTCGTGCGGTTGACGATGGTCGCTTGACTGGAACGCAGCAGACTACAACTGCAATCGGCGGACAAATCTTTACAGGAGGGACGATTCCGGGATGACAAATGAAATTTTTAAGAAAAATAAATCGATCATACGGATACAGGCTGAACGTGTCGATCCAATCAACACAAAAGTCGTCTTTTTTAGCCATGATCGTGGCACTGCTAAATTGCTTTTTCGCCTTGAAAAGGACAATGCGCCGCAGCCAATCACGAACGGCACCACTATTCCGGTTTGTCTTGAAGGCGGGGCAGAAACGAGTGACATGGGACGTTTCCGGCACGTGTACCATGCGGTGATCGAGGATGCTACAGAAGGGCTAGTATCCATTCTCCTGAAAAATAATATCCTTAACTATCATGGACGAGTAGATGGAAGTATTTACATTAAGCCGCCGAATGATCAGCAACTTGATACGGCTGGCCGTTTTACTTTCCACATTGAACAAAGTCCGATCGATGATATGACCGAAAGCGTGTCTCAGTTTTATTACGATGGATTTTACGAAATCTACGAGCAACTCGCAAATGCAAAGCGACAGGTCGAAGGTGATCTGACTGAGATGCGTGTATCAGTAAAGGCGATGCTTGATGAAATCGAAGCAGAAGTCGATCGGTATAAAAAAGATGTGGAGGCTAAATTTACAGCGATCAATAACAACCTGGCATCCTTAGCGACAACGATCACGCAATTAGAGAATCGACTGACAACGGTTAGGAATGAAATCGAGGCAATGTATGCGAACCTCAATTTAAGCGCGAGAAACTTGTTGCCAAGAAGTTCATTTTATAATGGGCTAGCGGGATGGATAACATCCTCGTTTACCAACATTACATCTACCGGAGAGTATACCAGAGTTTCTAAAGTGGCGAATGCTGTGAGATCCACAATTTCAATAAATCTAGATGGGATCAAGCAGTCTACTCAATATACAATCGGGCTGATGGTTTATGTGGAATCAGTGTCAGCTGGAGCTATCGGTCACGGAACAGGTGTTTTTCTGAGGACTAACGATGGTACGATGCAAGATTCGCCTGTTGGATATGTCGATTTTACAAAGGTTGGTGAATGGCAGCTTGTAACAGCGACAGGTACTACACGTCCGGGGGCTTGGACTATTCCGCCACAGCCAACAATAGCAATACAAGCAAATATATCCTGTACGATACGAATCAAGGAATTTGTCCTCATTGAAGGAAATCACTACATGGGCTGGTTTCCAGCACCGAGTGATAAAGCGGATCAAGCAGAATTAGAAGCAACTCAACAAAAAGTCCGAACACTCGAAGAGAATACTATTAATCTCACAAATCAGTTTCCTGATTTTGATTTTAGTGAGCAAACGCCCCGTCCAATCGGAGAAGAGGTAACAATCGCTTATGACAGTCAAGGAGTTGTATTTAATAACCCAACAGCTTTACAAAGAAGAGCATATTGGGCAAGCCCGCCGCTTGGTTTAACTGTAGGGAAAAGGTATCACGTGTCAATGCATGTGAATGTTGGTCCTGCTGGTGTGGGACAGACGTTTATCGTAGGGACAAGTCAGGGAGAAAACATTACAATCACTCCGATCGACATTGCTGCTTTTTGGACAGAGGGAACGATTGGGCTTACCAATTGGACGGGATTCTCGATTTGGTTGCCTCCTCATACGTCAATCCGAATTCGAGAACTGTATATCTATGAAGCCAACACAGATATTACAACAGCGAGAGTAGAACGGATAGAGCAAGCAGTCCTAGATACGGTGGATATCCAACATGCGACTGGTAATGCGCTGACTGTCGTGCCTAAATGGGACTGTATGGCTGAAGTGAATGTGCAGCTTGCAGGTTGGGGATTTGGCGGTGGTAAATGGACGGTGGGTATTACTACACCTAGCGGAACGAATCAAGTTGTGTCTGGTAGAGGTGTGATAGATGGTGTCGACAATATTTTTAGACATGTGTCCTATACGTCAATCTTTACTGGCTTAAAAAAGGGACAGTCTTATCAATTTGATCGAACAACCATAGAAGGACAGATCGGGCGTGCTGATAATAGCACGATCATAGCAAAACTATATAGAACAGGATAGGTGGCAGGATGGACGCATTAACAGTAACCGAATGGATCGCAATCGCTTCTTTAGCAGGTACCGTAATTTTTGGCTTTACCAAGTATTATAGTGCATTCGCAGATATGAGGAAGACGCTTAAAGCATTAAATAAATCGATTGATGATTTAAACGGATCGCTTAAGGACATTCGAGAAAAACAATCAGAGTTTGGGAAAGAATTAGCGACCATAAAAGAGCAAATTAAAACGCTGTTTAAAATGATTGGAGGAAACAAATGACAATTACAAATTTTATTTTCGATGATGGTTTGGTGATGATTCTTGTTTTGTGGATCATCGGATACTTCATCAAACATGTAGGGATTACTCGTACTGAGTTAATTCCTTTTTTATTACTCGCAATTAGCCTAGCGTTTACACCGTATTTGCTAGGAGGCTATACGGCTGATCACTTGGTGCAAGCAGTGCTAGTGACCGGAGCAGCAGTTTTGGGACATCAATTTGTGATCCAAGGCGATCACTTGATTCATAGTGATGATCTACCTGATTACGGCGATGGCCAGTCAGAAACAGAAAATACAATCTATGAGAATCAAGATCAGTCGAAAGGCTGATCTTTTTCTAGTTCGTAAAATGGGAGTGAAAAAATGAGCGGTGCGGAATTGATAATAGCATTTTTTAGCCTAGCAGGAGCAGTTGGCATTGTTTTTGTTTCCACTCTGATATTTGGCTACTCACTTAAGCTTATTGTATCAATTCTAGGTATCTTTATTGGATTTAAATATAAAAGAAAAGATGACGAAAAATGA